GCCATTTAAGCAACGTTTGGCAACTCCACAAGGTAATATAACCATTGAGTCAAAAAACAACCGTATAGAGGCTGTAATTAATTTAGATAGTATTTATTCAACTTGGGAAAAAGAATATAAATCTAGCACAGAAAACACAGCTACCGTAAAGGAAAAGATTGTTACAAAATATAAAATACCACTTTGGGCCTTAGCCTATATGATTGTATCTACATTATTGTTTATTTTTATGCTTAAAACTAGGCGCTAGTTTTTTGGTATCTTTGTAGAAACAATTTTTTAGGATATATGGCACAACTAACTGGTAATTTAGTAGCAGATACTTTTAAGTCCCTTTTAAAGACCGTAGATAACGATGTTTTAAGCGCCTATGGCAAAGAAATAGTAGACGGTTATGGTAATTCATCTAACATACTTATTAATACTTCTGGCGACGTTACAATTAACGGTAACTTCAGAGCGCTAGACGCTATTTTAGATAGTTCTGGTAGCGCTGGAAGTAATGGCCAGGTATTAGTTACTACTGGACTTAAAACAGAATGGCAGAGTTTGTCTGCTGTTTCTGGTGTTTCTGGTACTGGTACAGCTGGATATATTACTAAATGGTTGGATGCCAATACTATAACAAATTCAATTATTATAGAATCTGGTACTACTGTAACTATAGGCGGTACTGCTGTAGCTTCTACCAGGTTAAATACACCAATACTACAATTAACTGGTGGTACTGGAACTCAAGGGACTTTTAGTTGGAATACTGACGAGGAAACAGTAGATGTAATCTTAAATGGTTCTACGCTTCAATTAGGACAAGAAACTCACGTTCACGTAAGAAACTCTACTACTACTGCAATACCTAACGGAACTCCAGTTTATGTAACTGGGACTTTAGGTGCTTCTGGTAGGCTTAAAGTAGCTCCTATGATTGCTAATGGAGATATTGACGCTAAATACTTTATAGGCGTTACTACTGAAGAAATAGGTGCTGATGAAGATGGTAAGGTAACTTGGTTTGGTAAAGTTAGAGGATTTGATACTACACCTTATGGAGAGGGTGTAGAACTATACGTATCTGAAACAGTAGCTGGAGGTTGGCAAACAACTAGACCAACTGCTCCTAATCCAGTATTAGAAGTAGCTTTTACTGTTAATGATAAGTCTAATGGTACTATATTCGTTAGAAGTAATAATGGTCATTCTTTAAGCACTAACAACGATGTTAGTTTAAGTTCTGTAGCTGATAAGGATTTATTAGTTTGGGATTCCACAAACGGATATTGGAAAAACAGTAAGACTTTAGGAGATATTTCTACTGGCAATATTACTACAAGCGGATATTTGAGAGGTCCAGCAACTTTCGTGATTGACCCATCTGCTTATGATGATGTAACTGGTTTAGTGCAAATTTTAGGAGATTTACGAGTAGATGGTGTTACAACAACTGTAAACTCTACTACTGTCACTATAAACGATAAGAATATTGTTTTAGCTGATGAGGCTGTTACTGCTGCCGATGCTAATGGTGCTGGTATTACAATCAATGGGGCTGGAGCTACGCTTACTTATGTTTCTGCTACTGATGACTTCCACTTTAATAAAAACGTAAACGCTAGTACTTTTATTGGAGCTTTAACTGGAAATGTGACTGGAAACGTAACTGGAAATCTGACTGGTAACGCTTCTACTGCTTCTAAGTGGGCAACTGCTAGAACGATTACTTTAGGCGGTGATTTAACTGGTAACGTATCTATTGATGGTTCTGCTAATGTTACGCTTACTGCTGCGGTTGTAAATGACAGTCACACTCACGATACAAGATATTATACAGAAACAGAATTAGACGGAGGTCAGTTAGATAATCGTTACTACACGGAAACGGAAATTGATAATACTTTAATTGGTTATTTAACAACAACTGGAAAAGCTGCTGATTCTGATAAATTAGATAATCTAGATTCAACTCAATTTTTACGCTCAGATGCTACAGATTACACTACTGGTAACCTACTAATAGGTGCATCTGCTAACCCAGAACAAACGTTAGAGGTTAGAGGTAATATTTTATTAGGAGCAAATGATATAAACCAGTTCATCCATTCTGGCGGTTCTATGGCATTTTCTGCTGATACTAATGTTATGATAGTCGTAGATTCTAACGATACAGATGGAGCTGCACCAAGTGGAGAAATATTATTTGGTGCTGGTACTGCTATTAATACAAATGCAGATAGAGGATTTACTTACGATGAAGCCTATCCTTTAAACGCACCAAGACTGTTATACGGTAAATTTGATGGTAGCGGTAATTTTGATATTACTGGTGGTTCTTTAAAAATGAATGGAACAGATGTTATTAATTCAAGTAGAAATATAACTGCTGGGACAATTAGCGGTACTACTGGTTCTTTTAGTAGTAACGTTTCGATAGAGAGTTCTGCTTCTAACTTTGTAGGATTAACTGTTGGAACTTCTAATACAACTTACGTAAGACAAGACTTTAAAACGGACACAATAGGTGCTGCTACTGCTTATTTGATTGCTTATGGTAGCACTAATCCTAATGACGGAAGTATAGCAATAAAAAGTAACGCAAGTCATACTACAACTAATGGAACTGCTGGAGATATTTGGTTCGCTACTGGAGCAGCTTCAACAGAACGAATGAGAATAAAAGGTTCTACTGGGGCTATTTCTATGACTAACGACTTGAGTATAAGCGGTAATTTAGATGTAAACGGAACTGGAGTTACTAATTTCGCTGGAGACGTAACGGTAGAAGGAACTTTTACAATGAATGGTGCTTCACTTGTTTACAACGATATGACCTTTAATGACTCTGGTATTATTTTAGCAACTTCAACTACTGCAACTAGAGGTCTTATTTGGGATGTAGGAACTTCTGGTTTCTTGTCTAAAATAGATGGAGGTGGTGCTAATGGAGGTATGTTAGAGATTTACACTAATTCAGATGACGCTATTACTACTGGCGATGTCTTTAGAGTAAAAGAGGGTTCTACTGCTGCTACCTTGTTTTCTGTTACTGGAAATGGAGATGCTACTATTAGCGGAGGTTTAAATCTTGGTGGTAATTTACTAATGGATTTTAGCGGAACTACATATTCCGATGCTATTGTCTTTAGAGGTGCTGCTAGTTCTGCTGGAGAGATAGGAATCAGAGCAAACGGAGAGGCTTTTGAGTTGTATGAACCAGAAGACGTTAATAAAGTTTGGCTTACTATCGCTGATGACCCAGCTGCTAATAATACTGCTTTACAAGTAAACAGTACTTCTGGGATGGTTCCAGTATTACACAGTATTAATATGCCTTCTTATGTTACTACTGCTTATATCCAAAGTCAAGGCTTTTTAAGGGATACTACAGATACGTTTACTGGTACATTAACTCTTAATGGTTCTCAAACTATAAACGGTTCTGGAAACGGATTAACTTTTACTGGCGGAAACAATAGAATTTACTTTGGTGCTTATAGAGCATTAGAGGCAACTACAACTTCTGCTGCTACATTACAATTAGGAGAAAGTTATGCTACTACAAGACTTTACGGTAATGTAGGAATTGACAAGGCAGCTCCAGATTCAAGATTACACATTCATAAAGAGGATGCTTCTCCAGTACTGCTAACTCTAGAAAACTATGTAGCTGATATTGATGGAGATGGTGGTGTTCACGGTAACTTTATCGACTTTAAGACTAGCGATGGAAATGTTACTTCTCAACCACAAGCACGTATCGGTATGCTTGTTAAGGATTATACTGGGGAGAATGGAATATCATCTGAAGGAGATGGTAACCTTGTGTTTTATACTAATGATGGTACTGATGACTTAGGAAACGGAACTCTTAGCGAAGTAATGCGACTGACTCATCAAAAAAACGTAGGAATCGGAACTGATAGTCCTAGCTATACATTACACGCATATCATCCGACGACAAATGTAGTTGGTCAATTTCAAAGCGGTGACAATCAAGCGTGGATTTCAGTAAGGGATAACAACTATACAACATACGGAGCTATGTTGGGATGTGATTATTCTTCTGGAATGAATATTATATTAGGAGGTAATGGTGCAGAAAAACTATTAACTATATCTAATGGAGGTAATGTTGGTATAGGTCTTGGAAACGCAACTGCTGACTCAAATAGAATGCTCCACATTAAAGGTTCTACGACTGGTTCGGTTAAAATTGAAGCTAGTGGTACTTCTGATACTTTTATAGATTTTAAAACAACAAACAACGAAGCGTTTATAGGAATTGATGAATCAGCGAATGTTTTAAAAATAAATAACACAAATACATTAGGAAGTGCAGTTCATATGGCTATAAGCACTTCTGGAAATGTTGGAATAGGCACTGCAAGTCCTACGAAATATATATCTTCTACAGAAACAGTATTACATATTCAAAATAGTAACGTAGCATCTATAAATTTAGACTCTACTGGTGGAAGTGGTAGAAATTATGTAATGATGTCTACTGCTTCTGGTAATTGGCAAATTTATGATGTTGATGCTAGTTCAACAAGATTTACTTTAGGTTCTTCTGGTAGTTTTGGATTTGGAACGACTTCATTAAGCGGAACAAATAGAATAGAAATAGAATCTACAAACGCCTATGATTTATCTACTGGAGGTAATGATACTGGGGGTATTTTAATTAAAGGTGCAGTAAGTACTGGAGATGGAAGTTATACTGGTGGAATTGGTTTTGGTTTTGGAACTGGAACAGCTGGTATTACTGCTAAACAATATGGAAGCGATTCAGATAGATTAGGTTTGTCATTTTTTGTACACGGAAGCACAACTGGAAATAATCCAACTGCTGAAAAAATGACTTTAGACTATACTGGAAGCCTTACTGTTGGTACTGGAACTGAAGCTAATCAAGTTAGAGTTTATTGGGACGATACTGCTGAATGGACAGATTATACTGGATACGGAATTAGTTTTCATAGAAGTGCTTCTTATTTAAGACCAGATGTAAACAATCTAAAAACTATGTATTTTGGAAATAGTTCTTTAGCTTGGGCAGAAATACAACAACACGCAAATGAACATAACTGGTATAATTTAAGCGGTTCTTTTGCTATGAGATTAAACGGTTCTGGTAACTTAGGACTTGGAACTAGTTCGCCTAACGGCAAGTTTACAACCGTTGGAACTTATGCAACAGTTACACATAGTTTAGCGGCTAATAGTGCTATTTCTATTTCTTCGATGGGAGTAAATGGAAGTGGATTTAATGCGTTTACTATTGGTCAAGCAAATAGCACAAATAATTGTGGTGTGATGCGATTTGGATATGCTGGTGCTGGTTCTACTTCTAACTATGTAGGATTTGGATTTTATGCTAATGACGATATATTAACGATAAAACCAAATGGAAATGTTGGAATAGGTACAACAGAAAATTACACTAATTTATACATAAAAGGGGCAGCACCATACATTACTATTGCTAATACAACTGAAGATGATGGTGGTATTTTCTTTACAGACTACCAAGCTGGAGCAAATCCATTAAGTAGTAATTCACAAGCTGCTGCGATTAAATTTAATAGTTCAGATAATGCATTAAGGTTTTATAATAATGATGCTGCTACTGAAAGATTTAGAATTAATACAGATGGTAATTCACAATTTTTACACAATGTATTAATTACTGGATATGTTAGAACTGGATTAGGAAGTGCATCATCACCAGCGGTTCAAGTTGGTGATACAGATACTGGTTTTTATGATAGTGGTGCAAATGCGATTGGTGTTGCAATGGGCGGTGTACAAAAATTTGATTTTGAATCTGCTGGTATTTTTAGAGCAGCTGGTGACATTATAGCCTACTACTCATTCTCTGATGCTAGACTTAAAACAAACGTTAAGCCTTTAGAAAACTCACTTGAAAAAGTAAAACAACTACAAGGTGTTTATTATGAATGGATAGATGGAGAACGCAAAGGTAAAACAGAAGTTGGTCTTATAGCACAAGAAGTAGAAAAAGTAGTTCCAGAAGTAGTTAGAGAACAGAAACGTTTAGGAGACGATACAGAATACAAAACTGTAGACTACGAAAAGATGGTAGGTGTACTTATCGAAGCAATAAAAGAACAACAAGAACAGATTGACGAACTTAAAAATGAACTTAAAGAATTAAAAAGTAAATAATGGCAGTACCAGCAACTGGACAATTGAGTATGCTAGGTTTAGCGAGAGAGAAGAAGTACGATAATTATAATTCTACTTCATCAATCACTGGACCTATAAGTCTGTATGATTTATTTGTAGGAGGTAATACTAAAGGTTCTGGGGAATCTTACGAGCCAACCAACGTACTTTCTCCAAATTATCCTAGACCAGCAAACGAGTCTGAAGCAATAGCTGGAACTTACGACCCTTATCAAATATCAGAATGGTATGACTACGACCACGATATTGGAGACTCTTGTTCTAATTATACTTCTATTAGTCTGTATAAAAACTTGTCACAAGCAGCTAACTGCGACACGACAAGACCAGCGGTAACATATTACATTGATAACACTAGTTGGTTAAGTGCAACAAAATTATTGATGGATTCTGGCTCTGGAAACTGTGTTACTGCTTTAGCTGGGTATTATTACGACCCATTGACTGGAAGTACTCCAGTTAGATACTGGGATGGAGGTAGCTTCACTTCAACCGAAGGATGTTTTTAATATGACGAAGATAGAACAAATATTTTACGGATGGGCAATGTTATCCTTTAAACACTTAGGATTTCAGCCTACCAAAGAACAAGCAGAACTAGCGGAGCATAGGTTAATAATATGTGACGATTGTGACAAAAGAACGAATAATAAATGTAAAATCTGTGGGTGTAATCTAGCAGCTAAGACATTGGTCAAAGAAGCGGAATGCCCACAAAAAAAATGGTAAAAAAATGAATACTTACAAATGGCGAATTAATGCATTAGACTGCAACGTAAACAAAAACGATTTAGAAAATGTGGTTTACTCCATACATTGGTCTTACCTAGCAGAAGATGAAAACGGAAACGTAGCCTCTATGATAGGCACAGAATCTGTAGGAGAGCCTTCTGCTGATTCTTTTACTGCTTTTGATAGCTTAACTCAAGAGGTAGTAGAAGGATGGTTGGAATCGTCTATGGGTACTGAACGTATCGATGAGATGAAGGCTAATCTTGACAAACAGATTGAAGAAATCGTTACACCTAAAACAGTTACACTTCAGTTGCCAACTACAGAAGTTGCACCAGAGGCGGAAATTGTTTAACTTTACGAATTGAGATTTACACGAGGTAAATCTTTTGTTATTAACCTTTAAATTTTAGTACAATGGCTGAAAAAGAAAAAAAAGAAACGACCATTACTATTGACGGTACAGACTACATTTATGAGTCTATGACGCAAGAACAACAATTACTAGTAAATCACGTAGAGGACCTTAACCGCAAAATAGGTTCTAGTGAGTTTAACCTGGACCAGCTTAAAGTTGGTAGAGCTTCATTTATTGAGCGCCTAAAACAAGCATTAGCTGAAACTCCAGAAGAAGTAGAAGCGGAGGCTTAAACCTTATCTTATGGCGATTAATGGAACTAATTTTGCAGTATTTGAACGTGACCAGGCTATAGGCTTCTCACAATCTTGTACACTTAATTTAAGCCAGGATTTGCCAGAAAAAACCAACAAAGACTCTAATGGCTGGGTAGAACTACTACCTGGCCTTAGAAGTGCTGAAATTACCGTTACTGGACTTACAAACT